ACATTCCCCTGTACAATTTTTTGACACCCCCTTGTCAAATTTTTTTACATCCCCCTGTACAATTTTTTGACACCCTGTAAAATTAGCTTTGTATGTGCAAAATTTTACATTGTTTCTAATTTCTTCTCTTTTAATGATAAGATTCTGTTCAACAAGATTATTTAATATATTAATAATGGTCTGTCTTGAACACCCACACCAATCAGCTAAATACTTTGCACTTCCTGTAAACTCACAATCTTCTGCCTGTGAAAATCCATAAATTGTAGCATATACAATCAAAGCATTTCCTTTTAATCCTAATTCATTAATCATCCAGCCTTGAATTGTTATAAAATTCTCATTCTTAATCATTAATCCTTCTCCTTTACATTAAAAAATCCTTGTTATATGTCGGTGTACCTTATTTTAATTTATATTTGCGAGATAGAAATTAAAATAACTGTGTGTACTAAGGTACACCCACATATAACAAGGATAAATCTTGTATTATTAAATTTTGTTTTATTCTACCTCGCAAATATATTATAACATACACACAATTATTTTACAACACTTAATTCATTGAATTTAATTCTTCAATCTGAGCATCTACTTCTGCATTGAGTTTAGCCCATAACTGTTCTCTTATATCCTGGATATCTGCACAAGCAAGAGAAACATCCCATTCCTCTTCTGCTATAAACTTAAAATAGTTATCCCCCTTCTTGATTGTAGCTCCTGATGTATAGCGAAGAGCTGTTATATGAATACCTGTAGGAGTATGTTCGGATATTTCTTCCTTATGTTTCTCTTCACTGACCTTTATAGGGGTTTCGATTGTAACCTTACCACCCTCATCAGGCTGTGTATTCTTGCTTTCCTCGGCTTTTTCTTTTTTAGATGTAGTATTTGTTGTTTTAGTCTTTTTAGCCGCTGTATTGGCTTTCTGAACAGGCTTAGCAACTGGCTCTTCTTCAACAGCCTTTTCAACTGGTGGATTCATAGGTTCTTCATCTGTAACAACTCCTGTCTCTGTGTCAACATCCGTATCACCTTCTTCATATCCTGCACACTCTGCACATGATATTGATTTTCCTTCAACTTCCATTGTACAACCATTACAATTCTTGCAATACTCGTCTTCTGGGTCTCCTGCATACTTACATACTCTCATTACTTATCCTCCTTTTTCTTTGTTATTCTCAATGTCTGAGTAGTAGTGTCAATCTTGGCTTTTTCCAGCTTAGTAATATCAAAATCACCATTGTATACAAGTTTTTCCAGAGCATCCTCGTCTATATACTCTTTCTTCTTTATAACTGAACGGAGCAGAGCCCCACCAAGATTCTCTTTAATAATCTCAATAGCCAGCTCCTCATTAAGAGTTGACTTAGTTGTTGTGGTAACTGTGGCAGTATATTTTTCACTGCTTGCACTGGTTATTCCTTTTTCAAGAAAATAACTCTTAATTACATTACCAGCTTCCGTATTAGTCTTTTTTAACTTATTTTCAAGGTCTTTATTTTCCTTGTATAAGTCAATTGCTTTAGATAAGTCAAATACTTCTCTTCTACTCATCTTTATTTTTCCTCCTTATTTTTCTCTAATATTTTAGCTCCACGCTGACCCCACTGATATACTGCATTGAATTCAGCCATACAACCTCGATACTCAGTTTTTAATTTAGTCTTGAAATCCTCAAGTTGCTGTATAGCTTGCATTGTGAAGAATCTTGTTCCTCTATTATCTGTAGTATATTCTGGTAATTTTAAGCCTAAAGGCTTAGTATAACTATCATCTTCGTACCATTTATACCAGCGTTTTAAAGTAATTGTTGATATATCCAGTATTTGTGCGGTTCTTGCTGTTGAAAATTTTTCTGACATATTATCACCTCCTTTTTCCTGCACATATCGTAAGTATAGGCACACCAGGTTCAAGTGGTTCGTCCACATCAACTAACTGTGTCCCATTAATACTATCATCATTATAATTATGCCTAACTAATTGTAGAGCGGCATATGATGTATCAAATATTGTTTTGCAAGCATTTTCGCCTACTTTCACATATGCTAATATTTTATGTGAATTTTTAAATACTTTGTAAATTTTCATTTTTAATCCTCCAAAAATGATATATATGTTGCTTTGTTAATATTGTAATACATAAAACTATTATTGTCAATAGTTTTATGTATTTTTTATTTATGATAATAAGAAGTTTATATCATCAACGCTTGCTTTTCCATCTACTAATGCATCTGCAATTTGTCCTTTCTTTTCAACAAGTTCCTCAATTCTCTCATCTATAGTGTTCTTGCATACAAGAGTAATGATATTAACTGTTCCTTTTGTACCAATTCTATGAGCTCTATCTTCTGCTTGAGCTTTTAACGCCATATTCCAAGGTGAATCTAAGAAGATAACATTTTGTGCGGCTGTTAATGTTAATCCGGTTCCCATTGCTCCAATAGTACCAATTATAACTCTGCATTTATCATCATTCTGAAATCTATCAACTTCCTTCATTCTTTCATCTGCTTTAGTTGCACCTGTGATATAAGCTGGGTTATATGCTTTCAACTTTTCTTTTGCAACTTCTGTCATACTTTCCCAGTTACTGAAAACAATAGCTTTCTGTCCACTTGCACTTATTTCTTCTATAAGCTCAACCATTCTATCCATTTTAGCTGATTCCTGAACTGTTTGTGATAATATACCTGTCCAGCCTGTAGCTTGTCTTAATCTAATCATCATAGATAAAGGGTTGTTTGAAAACTTAATTTTCTGTAATTCATTCATAACTCCCATATATACTTCTTTATATATCTGAGCCTGTTTAGCTGTCATATCTACATATTCAATCTTTCTAATCTTTTCAGGCAAGTCAAGTACTTCTGTCTTTAATCGTCTAAGCATTACTTCATCCATTAAGGCTCTTATTTCTTCAAGGTTCTTATAACCTACAACTTGTGAACCTCCCCAACCTCCTAAAGTACAATAGTGCTGTTTAAACTGATAGAAGCTGTGTGGCTCATATCCTAACCAGTGAATAGGGAAATATAAATCAAGAGGATTGTTCATCAAAGGAGTTCCGCTCATAGCTGACATATATGGGGCAGATAATAATAACATTGCTCTACTCTGTAAAGATGTAGGGTCTTTTGATTTGTGGCACTCGTCAAAAGCAATTACTGATATTGTTCCATTTTTGCAAAGTTCTTGTAATTTTTCCGCAATTGGAAAATGATATTTTGTTTTGGAAATCTTTTCAGCTCCTACTCTTAATGACTCAATATTAGTGATTAAATAGCGACAATCTGGAAGATTATCAAGGTCTGCTAATTTATCCTTTGTACTTCCTTCATAAGCTTTTCCTGTTGTCTTTCTAAATCTTGTACCGAGAACCCATCCTTTTTCATCTGAATGTACACCAATTTCATATTGCCAGTTATATTTTAAGGAATTAACCCCACATATTATAAGCACCTTATTTATCTTATCTGTTTTTTCAAGACATCCAACAAAGTCTATAATCTGTTTTGTTTTTCCTAATCCCTGGTCATCACCAAGTAAGAATCTCTTTTTATTTAATCCAAATCTTACACCATCAATCTGATGTGCAAAGGGTTTTGTTTTAAATTGAAAATCTTTCGGAATATCAATCTCAAATTCTTGTTTATGTAAATCTTCATAAATACCTTCAATTTGAATTTCTTCATTTTCAAACTTATTACATAAACCTATTATATTGTTTATAGGCATTTCCCAAGTATGGTTATCCGGATTATAAATCCTTGTTCCCATCTGCTTGATATAATTCACAATATCCGGATTATAGTCAAACGATACAAAAGCACTTTTTTTTACTAAAATGTTATTAGCCAGCTTATTTGGTTCTCCAATATGTATTTTAATCATTATATAATTTCTCCTTTCCTTAATGTAATTGTATTGTAATACATATAAATAAAAATGTCAAGTGATTAACTGGAAAAATTATATAAAAATAAGGCTGAGAACTTAATCCCAGCCTATATGAAATATTATATTGAGGTTGTATGCACTATATCTTCTAAATTAGATAAATATTTAGCAAATACTTCTTTTTCTTCTGCTGTGCAAGTATGATATAATTCACTTAACATCTTCCTAATAGTAGACATTAATGCTTCAAGATTACTGATACTTCTATTGTGCATATAATTAATAAACAAGCCTTGAATGTCTGTAATAGTTTCATCAACATTACTATCAGGGACTAAATCAATATTCATCTTGTCGATTAATGCAAGAATTATAAAAGCATCTGCGTCAAAATGTCTCTTTAATTCATTTTCTGCCAACTCTTTAGCAATAGGAATACTTTCATTAAATGTCATACAATCACCCTTTACATAGTCAACATCTGCTTAATCCAAGCGGTCTGCTCGACATATTTCTTATGGCATTTTTCCCACTTTTCTTCCATCTCTTCTGTAGGCTTAAATACTTTTCCTATTTCTTCTATATCCTGCACAGCTTTATCATGCAGATAGCTTGCGTGCTTAAGTTCATCATTTGCCATTTCTTTATAACGATTAGCCCATTGCATATCGCCTTTAGCTTTACACTCAACATACTTTTCAGCATAATCTTTAGCACCCAAAAGCTCTTCTTCAATGTGTTCAGCTAACTTTTTTATTTTCGTCATTATAATCAACTCCTAACTTTTTTAGAATTAAATCAATCTTTTTGTCCTGTTCGGATAAATGCTCGTGTATCTCTTTTACTGCCGCAGATAATAAATCTCCGGCAGTATTTTGAGATAAGTTATCATTTAGATTCTTAACCCCTATGATAAAAGACAATATATTTAATATGTCTAATATATCAAATTGTCTATCATCCATTAGATTTTCTCAACCACAAACGCAAGATTCTGAGCAGTTACTGCCTGTCCACCAATTACTATTGTAAGATTAGCTGTGTCACAATCACAGTTTAATCTTACAAGTGCAGATATAGGAAGAGTTACAATATTACCTATCGCTGTTGCTGTTGCAATAGCTGTAGCTCCTTGTACTGGTGCTCCATCTTTGTATAATGTTGCTGTCACATTTCCTATGGCAGTAGCGACTACTGCTACACTTGCATTTACATCATAGTAACCAGCACCTCCACAAGCGTTTCCTATAGAAACACCATTTCCACTTAACTGGCAATACTTACCATATCGTCTAATTATTGTAGATGGTACATAAGTACCACCAATACCAATAGATGTTCCTGTTGTAGTATTTACAACATAAATTCCTGATTTACAACTCATAATGTTATCTCCTTTCATTAAAAAAGAGGAATACCGACAAGGCATTCCTCATAATATCAAACCTTGTCTAAATGACTAAATATTAACTCCATTATTGCAACATGAGTTATTCCAGTAAGGGTTCATACCTGCTGTGTATGTTGTTGCATTAGGATATCTAACTACACCACACATAGCGGACTAAAGCTGAAGCTGGTTGACCTGAGCCTGAAGGCTTTCAATCTTATTCTGTGCCATAGCATCAAGAATCTTCTGTGTCTGAGCTGTTGTATTAGCGTTAATAGCGGCTGTATTAATAGCTCCATTATAGTTCACACCATCAATAGCTCTCTGTGTTGTACAGCAACAATCAGCAACCTGTTGCTGAACTGTATTGAAGTTACGAAGTGTTTCATAACCTAAATTGCAAAGTCCATTCTGTAATCCCTGATAGTTGTGCTGAACATTATCATTCAGTCTGCCAACTGAATTTTCAAGATTGTTGAAATTCATAGCGTTACAAAGACCTGCTTCTGTAACTGGTTCTCCGTTTACATTTCGATTTCCACCAAAGAAACCGCCTCCGCCAATAAGCAAGAGAATTAAAAGTGCGAAAATCCACATTCCGCCACCACCTGCACCACCGAACATACCATCTTTGTTGTCAGTAACAGCCGCAATGTCTGCTAAAGATACTCCATCTGTCATAGTGATAGTCTCCTTTCATTTTTTTTTAATATTTATATTGATTTTGCAAAATCCTTATTTAAGCTGTGACATAAATTCATCTACATTTATGCCTTTTTGTTTGCATATATTTCTTACTGCTTGTTCTGGGTTTAATCCTTTACCACCAAGCATTCCTAATAACTGTTGTATTTGTCCTGCGTTGTTCATCATAGCTTTCGCTTGACTAATTATCTGAAGATTTATCTGTTGTGAGGTTTGATTTTGACCTTGAAATAGACTGCTTGCCATTTAACAATTCCTCCTTTAATTTATTAAATTCGTCTCTTGTTACATAATCTGCATTTTCTTGAACAGTGTTATTATTAGCAACAACTTCCTTAAAAGCGAATGTTCTTATAGTAGGAAATCCTGCTCCATCGGTTGTTTTAATATACATTAAATCCTCGTTATTATCGAATAGTGCTACAGTACTATTCGCAGGCATTTGATAAGCTTTTGCACCCTCTAATCCAGTAACTCTGGTGAGCATAAGTGAATTGTTCATAGGGATATTATTCTGCATATTTATTCCCATTGGATTTGCTAAATTGTTCATCATATTTGGATAATTGACTTGTTGATTCATTGTTGGGTATCCGTACATCGCAACCGCACTCCTTTCCATTTAAAATATCTCTTAATCTATGTGAGTATTTAATTAGTTCTATCGGGTCTTCTATTATCAGATTTTTCATTTTCTTCCTCTAACAATTTAATAACTTCTATAGCAACTCTACATATGTGTAATATAGGTATATCTTGTATGTTTTCATCTATTATTAATTTGGAAATTAAATCATTCATACAATATATACCTCCCTCTTTGTTTATATTTAAAGTATAAATAAAAGAGTACACACTCATAATGTAATGAATGTGTACTCTTAATGTACTATATATGTATTAGATTATAATACTTTGATTATTTTACGATTAACTTTTTGACTTAGTTTTCTGACATAGTCGACAGATATATTTAATTTTTCAGCAATATATTCAAGTGTGTATCCACTTGCTCTCAATTCAAATACATCTTTTTCTAAATTAACAAAATTACATTTATCTCTAAAATAATCAAGTTCAATCTGTGTGAAATCAGAAATAGTCATTATTTACGACCCTTTCTACTACCTCCACCTCTTCTACGCTTTGTGGATGTAGTTGTGGAAGTTTTCTTAATTGTCTGTCTCGCCATAATTTACATCTCCTTCACTATCAATGTATGTGTTAGCACCATTATCTTCAGCATTTTGGTCTACTGTGGTTGTAGTAGTTGTAACTGCTGTCTCTTCAACTGGTAATGTCCAAGCATATAACCATAACGCATTAGTCACGAATAACATAACCAGAGTTATTATGAATAAAATAAAATTTCTTCTACTGGAGCATTTAACTTCGTGTAATAATTCTGTTGCTAATGTTTCATTCTGTTCCATACACAAGCCCTCCTGTGTTATCTTTAATTATTCTTATTCTTATTATAAGTATTAGTGCTGATACCTAATAATGTTCCAAGCATTGCGTCAAATGCTGTTGCTATTGTTAATACTGTATCTGTATAAGGAATATTACAGGTTGCTCCTACAACACCATAGAAAGTAATTAAAGCCGGAAGTGCAATAAGAGCTATCCACTTCATTATATTATATGTACTGTCTGTAAGTTTCATTTTTTAGATTCCTCCTCTAAGTCAGCTATTCGGTTATTTGCTACTTTCACCTTTTCGTCTAATAGAGTTATTGCTTTCTCAGCGGCAAACATTCTCTCTACTACTCCATTATGTTTGGAAACACTTGTTTCTAATGTAGTTATGTCTTTTTTGATTAAAGCTACTTCAGTTTTCACTTCCTGAATAGTAATATCGTGCTGTCTACGAGAAGTATATATAACTCCTAATAAAGCTAATCCCCCAGTGATTAATGAACTTATTAAACTAACCCAAATTCCCATTAATATCACCTCACATAAGCTTTAATTTCGGCTATTGTATATTTATTTTTATATTTATGTGTATTTGCATCATATAATTTACAATAGGCATTAGCGAAAATTTCTCCTACAACATAAATGACATTGTCTCCAGGAAATTTTATCAAAGTACCAGAAACAATGTCACCTAATTTATTTTGTGTTGACAATTAAATATGTTCAACCTCATTACGAGCTACTCTCGCATATATTTGTCCATCAATGGACAATACAATGAAATCATCTCCAGTTTGATATACTTCATATTCTCTGTCAGTATACTTGAGAGGTGTTCCATTAATATCAGTTGAACCTGTAAATCTTACTTTGTCGCCAACATTGAAGTCTGTAGGAGCTGAACTATCTTCTGCAGGTGTATCATTAACAGGTACATTTAATACAGGTACATTTAATTCAGGATAATACTTTTCCATCATTCTTGCCTGAGCCGCTTCATAATCGTAACCAGCTTCTGTAATTCTTTCACGTCTTTCTGGGTTATTTCCCCATTCACCACGATATATCTCGTCCGCAAGTTCTTCAGTTGATTTTATAGGATTAGTATTTTCATCATCTGTAGGAACATCAGGTTCCGAGTTACCTTCTGTTGACTCCACATAAGTGTTGAATACTGTTAATCCGAAATTGTTGACAATTGATAAGCAGTTTGCATAATAATCAGGTGATGTTGCATAATTGTAACCAACCGGATTACCCTCTGCATCTCGGTCTGTGCCGTTTACTGCATTAGTTAAACCATATAATTCGCCCTCAGCTGTGGTAGCAGATGTGGCATCATCATAATTTTCCCACTGCATAAGTTCATAATAACCCTGAACTGCTTCGGCTAATCCTGGGTATGACTTAAAGCTATCTTTAATATGCACATATTCGCCATTAATGAATTCAGATGTATCTAATGTTTCTCCATCACCTTTAATACCGAATAATGTTTTAGCTTCGAGGTTCCATCCAGACTCAAGACCTGCCTGTGCTAATACAACCGCAGGTGAGATTGTTTTATTTCCTAAGTTTCTACGTCTTAACCATTCATTACATACAATAGGTGCTAAAGTATTAATGAACTTATTAACGTGGTCATACTTAGTCTGTACTACTGGAAATTCCATTTAATTTACTCCTTTCATTTTGATAATTACATTATAATATAAATGTTAAAGGATTACAAGTTATTATTTTCATATTGTTGTATCAATCTCAACTTCAAGCGAATTTTCATAAGCACCTATATTATAATAACCTGCATTGGTTATAGTTTGTTCACTTCCGCTATTTGGGCCGTAATTGTGATATCCAATTGTTAGATAACTTGAATATATATCTAAATATGCCTCACTATAAGTAGTGCCTCCAAATAACTTTAAAGAACCTAATGGTATTCTAATAGGCATTAGATATTCGGGTATCATATCTACACCACTGAATTCTATATGTCTACTATTAGGTAGCTGTCTAATATACTGTGAGCCATTTAATATCAGCTTAAGCTTTAACCTGTTAGGTGAGAATGAGTATACTATATTTATAGCAGTTGATGCAACTATTGCTCCTGTACTATTATTATACCTATAACCAGGTATTGTTAATTCAGTAAAACTACTATCATAACTTACTAAATCCATCACAGTAACAGGTAAGTTATTGTACTTAGAGTATACATAAGATTTTAATATGTTGTGAAGATTACTTAATTGTACACAATTGAAAATAGTAAAATCTATTAATGTACCTGCATTAGTATAGGAAGACCTAACTTCACGTTTAAAATTAGAATATTGTATTATATCCAGTAGCGTTAAATATTCATACTCATCTGGAATTATACCTATTACATATACTTTACGAGTATTAGTTATTCCATTTTGGTTAAAAGTGTCAAATAGTGTATATATACAGTTAATTTTATAGCTATCCCAATAATCTTCCATATTACCAATATTAACAGATTGATTATGATAATAAATAGGAATACATATGAAGATTGAATCTGCACTATTAATCACGGAAGCATTAGCATTGTATACGTCCATAATTTTTTCAGTTATACTTACATTTAATTCATCTTCATTATCATCTATATCATCTGCATAAGTATACAAATTACATTGAGTTGTTTTTGCCCATTCTGTAAGTTGTTGCTTACAAAATGTGGGTACATAATTCGTACTCTGTGGTAGCATAATAACGCAATTAGGCATTGTAAGACTAATCTTATTTGATGTTTCACCTATATAATCTCTATAATTTTGACTATCTAATACACGAGTCCAAGGTTTATTTGGTAGTTTTATAACACCATTAGCACTTCGATAGTACATACCAGTACCTGCTTCTGTACCAAATGCAAGTTGTGTAATCCAATTCTGAGGATTATCAGCATTCCATCCTAAATTTAGTAAATGAATCCAACTTTGTTTATTTAAGGGATTACCGGACGCACCTCTACTCATTCCAACCACGAATTCTGTTGCATTTATATCATTAGGTCCCTTGTAATTATTAACCCCATTAGTATGTGTTGCGTCATTATATATAGTTACACTATTTTTTGCGGATTGCTTAGCTTGTTCTGAATAATATTTTGCATTATCTGTATCTTCATCCGTTCTTGTATTTGTTCCACCGACTGCATAAGATTTAGCTAGAGTAGCCGCTTGTGAAGCCGCTTCTGCATTTAAGTCAGACTGATTTTTGGATGTTTCGGCATCTAAACTGCTGTTTAATGCATCATTCATATAAAGTTTTGCATTAGCTTCTGATTTTGCCGCATTATTAGCACTTGTAGAAGCTTGCTGTGAGTTTGTCTCGGAAATTGAAGCGGCAGTCTCTGCACTCATTTTAGATGCGGCGGCATTTTCGCTGTATGATTTTGCATTGTTAGCCATATTCGTGGCAGTAGTAGCGGCATCAGTAGCTGTTTTACTAGAAGATTGTGCTTTAGCTACTTCTGTTTTAATATCTGCTAAATAATTAGCTTCCAATTTATCTTCAGTTATAGAATTCTTAATAATACTGAAAGAATAAACTTTATTTATTCCTGTGCCTGTAACTGTTACTTGTATTTCAGATGAGGAATTGAAAGTTAATATGGGTATCATTGAACCTATATCAGCTTTAAACTGTGTTCCATCATCTGTTATCATTATAAGTATTCCTTCTGGTGTAAGCTTAAACTCAATTGGTATTTTCTCTATATTCAAGTCAAATATAACCTTTTCCCCATTAACTTTTGTGATAGTAATAATACCGGTATCACTATCCATAGTCCAATCAGCTACATTTGTTTGAATACTTGATTTATCTACTTTTGCTGTATCTAAATTAATGATACGATTATCAAGAGCGTCTGCCGCAAAATCAAGTTTGTTTAAGTTTTTTTCGTTAATTGGTGTATGAATTGAAGGATAATTTTCCCAATTAATACGTTCATATACTTTATTCATTAGCACAATCCTCCTTTTCCTTATTTTGCTGTAATTCATTAATCTCTGCAACAAGATTATTCTTAGCTTGTGCATTAATTTCTCTTGCAATATCATCAATGACATAATGAATTAAAGTTGCTGGTAATTCACTATCTATAATATCATTCATTAATTTGTTTGTGAGTTCCATCATCTGTAAGCCTACTGATTTTTCCATAATTATCTCTCCTTTATTAACTTCTCTAATTCTAATATACGTTTATTTTGTGATTGTGCTGTAGCCACTAAATCAGCTATAAGTTCATCATAACGCAGAGCGTACCTTGCGGTCAATTTTTTTTCAATTTTTCCGTTATCATCTACTATTATAGTTTGATAATCGGGTGAATTGATTTGTTTATCAATGAATAAACCCCAATCAGCATCACCCATTGTTTCTTTAACTTCTTGTGCGATAAATCCGTGATGTAGCCTATTAGAAGTACCTTCAATCATTCGGAATTCACACGGGTTTAGGCTGTACACGAAGTTAGCTGATTGGTCTATATCTAATGAATTAATATCTTTTTTAACATTTCTATCAGAATCAGATGCCATTGTTCCAATAAAACCACCTTCTGCTGTAATAGCAAATTTAGCAATCATTGACCCCCATAAAGAGAACTCTGTCATTGTGTAACGATAATGAACGTCTTCAGCATTATATATACACACGTTTGTAGCCGGAATATCTTCTGAATTAGGGTTATTTGCATAAAAACTTACAAGTTTAGCATTGCCATCTGACCCGCATTGTAATTCTTCACAAGTCACATTTTTACAATATATATCTTGAGCTTTCATATTACCATTACCATAAACTACCCATAGGCCAGTTAATGAACTTGGGCTTTCTCCTACGCTATCACCTTTCTGAACTGAATATATCCAAGTATTATCACAATTGTTATCAGCTACATTTGGACCTCGCATCCAAGCTTGTCGTACATATCCATTATTATCCATTGTCTTACTATATAATCCATCATATATAGTCCATTGTCCAATTACACCTTTATTGAATTTAACATTTCCATCTTTATCCCAACTTGCATTGCTTGAAGTGATAGATATTCTGTTTCCTTTTAATGTGATAACATCCGCACTAGCATTTATTTCAGAAATCAAATCTTTTGTATTTACCTTTACGTCAATTGAAGCTTGAAGTGTTTTCTGTACATTATCTACCTTATTACTTACTGTACCTGCGGCAGATAAACTTGCACTATCAGCATATAGTTTTAAAGCTGTTTCCAAGTTTTGTGTTTCATCTTTAGTGCTATAAGTTTTTTCTACAGTAGCCAGTACACTGCTAGCACTTTGTTCAATGCTACTACCTAAATCCTTCTTTATTTCTTGTGTTTCATCTTTAGTGCTATAAGTTTCACTTACTTCTGTTTTTATTTGTTCTGCTGTTTCGTTAATACTTGATTTTAAACTTTGTTGAACTTCTGATGTTTCTGTTTTTGTTGTGTAATTTTTACCTACTTCTGTTTTTATTTGTTCTGCTGTCACATCTATTTTAGCGTTTGTTGCTTTAATAGCATCGCTAAATTCTACTGTAAGTCCATCAATATTTTTTTCTACCTTTGAAATTTTTCCGTCAAATGCCATTAAGTCTCTGGAATTACTAGGACTATTTTCTAATGTTTCACCTTTTGCAACTGCTTTTATAGTTTGCTCGATAAATATCGAACCACTAAAATCAAGTTCCATAACATAATGAATTCCGTGTTCTGTACTAACTTTATCACCTAAATGTATATCCCAATCTGACTCTATCATATGTACCTCACTTGGAACATATTTAATAGATTTTAAAGTATCAAATATGTTATTAAGTATTGTATCAAGTTCTGAAGCTGATTTAGTCAGCATTAAAGCATTGCTGGATATTGCAAATGAATTATCTTCAGTTCCCACAATCTGTGCAACACTATTAGAGTCACCATACAGCTGAATTCCTGTAATATCAGCTGTTGTATAATCTTCAAATGTACTTGTATTCTTTTCGTATAAATCTGTTAAGTCTTTCTGTGTTGTACCTAAATATAAAAATTCCATAACACCTGAACGATTAATATTAGGTGTAACACCAGAGAATTCACATAACAGTGTTAATAATGTATCAGCTGTAATACTGTTGAATAATGTTGTATTATCAAATTGTACATTATCGTTAGGTAAATTTACCTTACTAAAGGGAATTCCTAGATAAGTAAGTAAACCTTCCCTTAATTCTTTAATCGTGTGCTTAGCTTGGTTATCAAATAAAGGATTCCACCAACTTGCAACGTCCAAGTCCTTCTTAAAATAGTATATATCATATGCAGTTATCTTCCTCGTCATTCCATCATCATTTTTCTCACTGGAGTCTATAATACCTGTAAATACATCAATCTGTCTATCATCAATTCTCTGTATTACTGATATCTTATGCTTGCTCAAATCAGAACGAACATTGTATAATTCGACTTCAAACTTGTTTGAACAGCATTTACCTATTGTGAGTTCGTTATCCATTAATAACTCATTAAGGGATAACGAACCACTAACAATACCTGTATAGTTCACCCCAGTAACCTCACCGATAATTAACGTACCCAAATTAGGGTACATATTATCGGCAGGGTATATGTTTTCAGATGGATATAATTCGCCTTCAATTTCTTCAATATAAATCAAAGTTTTTCTAGCCATTTTAAAAGTATCCTTTCTTAGTATTCAACAAATTCAAATGTTAAAGAACTGTATGTTATATCATCTTCACTTATATCCTGTATAGTGAATTCCATATTAGGTCTATAGAAATAACCAATGCTATATTGATTATTTTCTTCATTCCAGAACTCCAATTGTACTTTTCTTTCTTTTGTATTTATTTCCGCAGATGTGAAGAAATTTTGAATATTTATTTTATCTTGTAACGATAAACCATCAATTGTATCAAATTGAAATATACTTTTTTGTCCTTCGGCTGTAACTCTATATAATTCTCTTGTATTATCATCCCTATAAGCTTTTATCTCTTCTCGCTGATTAGGTGTTGATTTCCAGCTGGAATAAAGTATATAATCATTAGGAAATATTGTATCTGTTCTAACTGCTCTTAATAAATAACCTTTAAAATTACTCATCTTGTACCTCCTAAGAATAACGTGGTTTATAAGAACCTGTTTGTTTATAGCGTTTCTCCTCTTCACTCCATACAAGTTCAGCAATAACTTTTCCATTAGGTAATTGTAATATGATAGGTTCTTTAGAATTACCTCCTCTTGCATCTAAGGCTTTATTGAAAGCTTCTATCATAGTTTTCAGTGGTGTTTCGATGTTAGTACCTGATGACTGGTCACCTAACACCGCCATAAATTCTTTGTTTGGAGGAATAACTGCTCCACTAGCAAGATAAGGTATTCTACTTATATCTACTTTAGGTATATCAAATCCTATATGTTCTCCACCGATTCCAGGAACGAAGTCTGGTATATCAATAGATATAGAATTCAATGCTCGTACAATAAGATTTATTGCAGATTCTACACCATTAAGCAACGTATTAATGAATCCAACAACTGTATTAACTAATCCTTTTGCAATATCTCCTATTATTCCTATAATATTAGCAAAAATATCTTTAATGTTACTCCACGCTCTTTCCCAGTCACCAGAGAATACCGCGTCTATAAAATCTATAATATCAGTAAGTATAGCTACTATTTTAGCCACTACGTCAATTATAGTGTTCACAACTATCTTTACTTTATCTATTATATTATTAATAACATCTACTATACTTGGACCTAAAACATCTACAACCCAATCTACTATAGGTATTATTACTTTATTTATAATTTTTTCTACTAATAATATGACTTTAGCAACAAAATCTATTATATTTTGTAATAATATACGAAGATGGTCTTCCCATATTTCATCTAGTGTATCCATAATTTTATCCCATATAGGTTTCAAGATAGTTTCCCATATATTCTTAAATAAGTCACTAACTTCTTTGATAGTTTCTCTTATCCCATCGAATATAGGAACACCATATTCATTCCATTTTGCAGATACATCATCTATAATATCACTGAATACATCTCGAAATAATTCTAACGCAGGAACAACACCTTCTGTCCAAAGCATATCAAAATCATCTTTAATTTCACTAAATATTAAAGAAGAAGTATCCAACCATTCCGTATAGAATTGTGTAATCATTGGCAATCCTTCTTCCACCATTTTAGTTAAAAATGGAAATATAACTATATCCCATAAATCAGAAAATATCATATTGAGTGTATCCCATATTCCATTCACTTTTACGTCAATATTAGTAATTACAGCATTAATTAAATCTGCAAAATCCGTCTGTAGATACGTTGTAAAAGCTGGCAATAAAGATTTTATATCCTCTATTACTTTTTTAACTATGTTGAAGGAATTTGAAGCATTATTTTTAAGGTTATCAACAAAATTTGTGATACTTTGTCCAAAATTGGTATTGATATAAGAACTTAAATTCTGTAATATAGATTTTATCTTTTCTGAATAATTGTTAAAAGCTTGTAGTTTAGAATTATCTACAGTTTCAGTTATATCTAAACCACTGGTTCCTGCTCCGCCAGTTGCACCAGTGCCTGACGTATCAGAACTTGTATCTTTCTGTATCACATTAAGTTTATCATAGCTACCCAGTAAATCTTTTTGTGCTTTAGTAGCTTCTTTAGTACTATCTGTAACATCATCCATACTATCTGCAATATCTGCTACACCTGCCGCACCTGTGGAAGATACTTCTGTATTAATACCCAAAAACTTATTAAAAGCAATTAAAGCAGATGTTATCATAGATAGAAATTGATTTAAAAACTTTATCACTGGTGTTAATACTTGAATAAG